CTCAACTCCTAACGCCCCGGCACTGCTACCATAGACAGTTAAACTACCCCCCCCCACTGCTTACAGCCCGTTTAGGCACAAACAGACTGCACAGCAGCGACATCAGTTTTTTAAGCATTGAAACCTCCTCTCATTTGTGATCTTGCATTGACTTTCTGCTGTAGCTCGTAAGCCAAAGCGGTCGGAAACTCGGGCCATGCCACGAACGGGAAACCCTGCACCTCGGGCAGGTTTCTGAGCGCCTGTCTGTATGTTTCTAAGGCCGTTCTGTCAGCGTCTTCTAAAGCACTGCGCTTGGCTCCTGCTGATCGTGCAACCGTAATATCAGGCAGTTTCACGTAATCGTCTGTGTCCGAGATTCTTGCGTTACGCTCAGCCTTGATCTCGTTGCTGTAACGTTCTTTGCAGAATGCGTCGGTGTTTTCGGGCAACTCGGATTCCGTGTAGAACTGGCTATCGGCGGATTGATAAAGTCCTGTCGGAGATTCCTCGCCGTACCAAAACTTCATGCCATTAAAAACTTCTTTCAGCGTGTAGTGCTCTGCGGCGTATGCGTCGTCTGCCTCGTTGTTGAAAACGTGCACGACGGGGCTGTTGCTACGTGCCACAATGCGGCCCGTATGGTCTTTAATGCAATACTTCTCAATGGGCCGAGCCATTGCCTCACTCAGGTATTTGGCTTTAATCTCTGCAAGTGTGGTCATGCCTGTTCTCCGTAATGCTCGTCGCAGTAGGCAAAAGCGAGGACATGGAAAACTTTGTCACGTGCTTTGGAATAGGAAATCCTCTTGCCGGTTTCCGGATTGAAATTACGAACGTCCACACACGCGGAAGTGTCGGTAACGGTGAAACCATTCTTGAGAATCAGTGTGCAGACCATCGTTCCCGAACCTTCCACGCGGTGGTAGTCTGCGCGGTCGATCATGGCATCAACCGCTTCGGGGCTGATGACAGGATACTTACAGGATTTTCTTGCTTCTTCTCTAATCTCTTGAGTGTTCATGTTTTATCTCCTTTCTATGAATCACATTCGTTTTCTAAAGCGTCGATTTCGGCTTGAGTGGCTCCGTTATCTAAGCAAAGCTGTTTGAGAATCGGTACGAGGTACGCTTCAATAGACGCGCCTAAAGAGGAGGAAACCCAAGCCGCTATCGCCGAAGCAAACGACGCGGCAAACGCCGCAGCCCATCCGATATTTGTTCGAGCTTGTGCCCGCTGAGCGTCTGTAAGATTGTTCTGCTCTGTGTACAAAATAGCCGTCGGTGCCTCGCCCGTATCGCCTTTTGGCCCGTCATTACCGATATCCCCTTTTAAACCGCGGGGGCCTTGAACCGAGAGTTTTATCCAATAGCTCGTGTTGGTAAGGACGGTGCCCGCAGGAACCGCCTTAATGGATTCGTAAATAAAACCGTCACTATCTTGAACACGGTCAAGAATGTCATAGGAAGCCGTGGCGCTCCACGTGCCTTTCCAAACATAACGGACTTTGCCAATACTAAGAGTTGGCATATGTAGCCTCCACTATTCCGTTGTCGTTAATTGAAAATTCAGCAGGTGCAAGGCCTACGTATTCGAGCTGAAGCATTCCCTCTCCGTTTACTTGGAACTGCCCGAAACAGGTGGCGAACGGGCTTTGGCCCATAGGGCCTTGAGGCCCGACACCACCGGCAGGTCCCGGACTGCCTTGCAAACCCCGCTCACCGCGGGGGCCGCGCAGGTTTGAAATCTTTGCGCCGACCGTAGCGGTTGTCGCGGTTACAGCGGTAACTCGGTACAGGTCCCCGTTGGTTGTGTTAAGAACGAGGTCTCCTGCCTTGATGTATGTAGAAGGCGTCAGGTTCGATAGCGGGAATGTTTCGTTCTCGGATACCGACGGGCTTGTTCGGGTAGAGAATCCGGTTTGCGCCGCGATTGCTTGAATCTGCTGGAGGGCCTGTTGACATGTCAGCTTGTCGTCATTCGTAGAGTGCGCGTTGGCCTGCGCCTGGGCCGCAAGTTGCTCGATCGTCTGGAAGGTAAGGACTAGGTCATCAATCTCGTCCTTTAGCGCTTTGATCTCCGCAACATCACCTTTGACTGTGTCATAGATGGCTTGTGCCTGCTGCGCGTAATCATTGGCAGTGGAAGCGATCTCAAGGACTTCTGCCAATACCTCCTGCGGTGTGTGCTCCGATGTGCTCGGAACAATCAGGCATCGTCCGAGGGCTTCCTTCAGCTGCTGGCAGTAAATAGTCAGAGTGTCGAGAGCGTCATTAAGAACTTCCGGATAGAAGCCACCGGCATTGGTAAAGACCTTTTCTTGAAGGAAAGGAGCATTTGAGAGGATCGCCAGCGCTTTTCCGGACGGAAGCGCATTGTTTAAAGTGACCGTGCCTCCGGGAGAATTTTCCTGGTTATCGTTGAGCGTAACCGTGTAGTTCGTAGAGGCAAGCGTCTCGGAGACCGAGGTGTCCTTGTTGTCAGCAACGACAACGGACAAGTCGGACTCCTTCATCACTTTAAAGCTGAATGTGAAGGCCTTTGTCGAGCCGTCACTGATATAAGGACCGGCTCTCCGAAGTTCTTGTGAAATTGACATTAGCGATCTCCTTGCCATCAATTTTCATTTGACAGCAAGGAGGTTTATGGACGGGTTCTTAGTCCTTCTTCGCTTTTCCGGAAAGAACTCCCTGAACAAATTCACCAGCATCCGCGGGCTGGATGTCTCCCGCTTCAACTCCCGCCATGTAGCCCAACGGTTTCTTGAGGAAGCCAAGCGGCAGGCCTGTCACCACAGAGAGAAGATCCAGCATATTGCGGGTATAGGAGCGGGCGTTGACTTCCTCATCGTTAAGGATCTCAACGGTTTGTTGAATCGCCTTGCCGCTTCCTTCGATAAGGCCATAAGCCGGAGCGGTCATAATCCTGCCAACATAAGGATCGGTTCCCCAGATGAATCGCGCAACGTCCGAAACTGCTCCACCTTTTTGATCTTTGGCTAAGCTGGCGCCGGCAGTGTTAATAAATTGTCCGGCAATAGGAGCCATAGCCACAGCGTTCTTAAAGGATTCCGAGGCCAGCATTCTTAGCATATCGTCCATGCCGAATTCGCCATCATCTCCTGTGTCTGGATCTCCGAAGACAACCGCTTCAATGAGTTTTGCAACAACGGATGGAATCGTCACAACTAAGAGAGCGTCACGAGCATACATGCCGTAACGCTTAATCAGTTTCTTCTCCATGCTGTCAGCGTGGAAGCGCTCATTGAGAAGATTGAACTGCATATTGAAGTAGTTGTAGAAAACAAGGAAGGAGCGGTACAAAGCATTTCCTGTTTCGACATTAGCAACGTTTTCCGGAGAGAAGTCGGACATCGTAGTGCGAATCACCGAATCTGCATCCAGGACCGCTTCCTCTGTAGTCCGTCCTTTCTGCAGCGCCTGGTTGTAAGCTCCGACCCATGTGATCGCATCAATCGGAATCTGACAGAAAGACTGCAGGAAGTATCCTTTCCGCATCAGGAAGTCATGGACAGGCTGAATGTATTTAGCCTTAGCAGCTACCGTCTTATTAAAGATTCCCTTTTGCTTCGTAACACGATTGTCCTGAGTGGAGGAAATCTTATAGATCTGAGACTGAAACTCCATTGCTCGGTCATTGAGGCGAGACATCATGAATGGAGAAAGCTGAGTGATTTGCTCCGTTACCTTTCTCGGATCACGGGCAAAGACACCGGCAGCGTCGATGAGGTTTCGTCCGGAAACCTTGGTGAGCGCAATTGAGAACCCAGTGAACTGTTGCAGAGCGTTCACGATGTGGCCCATCATGATGTTAATGCCGGCAATACCTCGGAGTTCATTGAGTTTCTTGCTGATCCAGCCGCTTTTCCCGTCACTCACATCCTGGGTATAGGACCGTTTAAGCCAGGGCTTAAGCATGTCTTTCATGGTCGTAGGATCCTGAGAATCGATTCTTTCCTTCAGATCCTTATTAATAAGCAGCTTGGCGACATCTTGAGCGACTGGGGCGATATAGCAGAATCTCAGAACTGAGGAAATATGGTTTGAAATGATCGCCATATCAAAGCTCAGAGGTTCGTGATAGTCAGAGGCTCGAGTTTTTGTGAAGCCAGGATTTGATACCGGCATTTGGCTCAGCGAGTCTGACTTAGTAAGCTGGTCAATTTCATCAAACGTGGCCTTGTCTGCTACAAGGTATTTATCCGTTGTTGCCGGAACATAACCGCCTCGATATTCTCCCCACGGAGTTTGAATCGGAGAGGCTTCAATTTCTTTGAATGTGTAGCCATAAAGATCCTTGTAAGCCTTCTGCGCATCCTCCTTTGTCGACTCCAGAAGATCCCAAACCTGTTGTACGAAATCCATGTCCGCTTTTGTGATTGTGCCGTCGGCATAACACTGGGCAATGAATTGATCCCAACGCTTCGTATCTAATTTTTTATTGCCCTCGTTGTCTTCAACCATCTCGGCCCAGGCGTTTCCCTTTCCTCTACCGCCGAGCAAGAGCTTTTCTTTGTTCGATTCATTGCCGGTATGAAGAAGAGCGCCGATAAGCTCTGCCTTGGTTCTAAACGTGTAGTTGAGAGTCGGAGCGTAGATGTCTGTCCGAGACAACCATTCCTTCTGCATCGGTTTAATCATCTCTGCGAGTTTTTGCTGAAGTTCGCTGTTGCGATTGCGGAACTTAGCCGTAGCCTGAGCAACCGGATCGTAGATGTAGGATCTGAACGGATGGTTGGGATTGCCTGTATCCATTTTGTTGCACCAGGACTCAATACGAACAAGCGCAGATCCGAGACTTAAGAGGCCATCTTGTTTGAATTTCTCATAAGCCGTTGTTGCCTCTGTCTGTCCCACAGTGTTGTAAGACAGGTTCTGTGTGCTCATCTGGGCAATCAACTCCTTAGCCGCTTGCTCACGAGCTTCTGCTTTTGCCTCCCGAGTTGTTTCTTTCCATTGACGAGAGATCGCAAAGAGCATATTCACATCTTCTGCCAAAGCTAGGAAGTCACCGTAAGTCAAAGTGCTGTACCCTCGGCCTCCCTGAAGTCCTCTGTAACGTTTAAATATTCCGTCCAACATCTCATAAGTGGGACGAGCAATCTCTTCAAAAGCATTGATAGTTTTTTCTACAGCCAGGAGGTCTACATCTTCAGGTTTAGTTTTTCCAAAGCCTTCAATATTGAAGACAGCGCGAAGTACATTAAGGACATCAAGGTCATAGGTCTTAGCAAGTTTCTTATCTGCAGAGAAGGTCTTTTTCCGGATTCGTTCAAAACGATCCACTTGCTTGTCGACATCCAAAGCTTGAAGCGCTGCCTGCAGATACATCAACTGCTGGCGTTTGTATGCGGCGGCTCTTCCCTTGTCCCCGCTGGCTAATGCTTCATAAGCCTTTCTGGAGGCTCTTGCCTGCATAGCCACAAAGTTCCGGGGATTGACGTTGTAAACGGGCATGTTGGCCAGCATCAATTCTGCAGAACGTTTGGCCGCTTCATTGATCATCCTCTGGCTGATTCCTGCAGGGCTTCCTGCCAAGTACTTAAACTCCGTTGCAACAAACCTTGCTCGGGCTTCGTTCTGCAGGGCCTCGGTAATCTGAGCATCAATGCCTGCCTGAGTAAAGTTTTCGGAATACTTCTCAATACATCTTCGAGTAGTTTCTTCTTCGATGCGCTCGTCTTTTCGTGCTCCCTCAAGAAGTCCCTGAGCCATGTCTTGAACTGTTGAGAAAACAATTCCCTGACCTCTCATAAGCTCCAAGACTTCTGAGGGCGCCATTCCGCCACTTATTGCGAGACCTAAAGATTCTAGTTTCTCTATTGTTTCGTAGCTCAAATTTGTTGCAAGTAAGGCTTTTTGATCAAACCTCCAGTCAATACAAAAGATCTGATTGCTCTTTTTGATGAGTTCATAGGCACGAGTTCCGGCCTCAGCCTCGATCTCTGCCGTAACGCCTTCTTTAACCTTGTCGCGGATTTCTTTGGCTTTGCGCTGGATCATTCGCAAGGTCTTGGCTCTGGCGTTCGAGTACCACTTCTCATCTTTCGCTTTTGCCTCATTTAACAGAGCTTCTCCATCCGCCAGCGCCTCATCATGCGCCTTCTGCATGGCGATCCAGTCTTCTTCGCTCATGTCTTTGGGCTTTTCATCAAAGAGCGGGCGCATAGATTCAGAAACTTCAGCCTGATAGAGGTCGGCTTCTGCATTGAGCATTCGATCCATTACGCGCTGAACTTCCTCAGAGAGCTGGGGAAGTTCCTCTCCAAACTCAGATTTGTACTGAGCCGCTCTTTGTTCCGCCACTCCGCCCGTCCATGCTCGATAAACGTCTCTGATCCATTTACCGAGATTCTTGAAAACAGTGATCAGCTTAGGATTGTGGGGCTTTCCTGCGGCCAAATAGATTTCGGTCTGATAGGCAAAGCGTTCGTGAAACTTTCTCTTCTCTTCGATGCTGAGGTTCTTCCATTCATCCAGCGACTTGAGACCGAAGTCTTTCAGAAGTGTTTCTGCATCCTTTTTGATAAGTCCGGAGACACCTGTTTCGCCTGCTAACTGCATCAGGTTCTCAAGATACCAGTGGCTCATTTCATGGGCAAAGGTAGACAAGTCAGCATTCGGAGTCAGGTGGATTGTATTTTGTTTAGGGCTGTAGCCGCCGCGCTCGTTTGTTCCGTTCTGGAAGTAAACAAGAGAGTCCTGAATCTTTTGGGACAGTTGAGAGACGGCCTTAGCCCTCACAGTCTTGCGGTTACTGCTAAGTTCTACACGGATGCCCTTTTCTTCCAAAGCGTCAACAAGTTCTTTCGGAGCGTTCTCCGGCAATACCGCTCCAGAAAACTCTTCAATATTCGAGCGTTCTGTGACGGGTCTTGTGCTGATCAAAGTGACGTTGGTCGGCTTAAATCCTTCCGGAAGTTCCAAGCCAAGCTTGGCAAAAACTTCAGTCGCAGGAACATTGATGGACCGCGGTTCGATCTTTTCGGTTTGGTAATAACCAGGGAACAGCTCCCGAAGCTTGACTAGGTCTGCCTCGGTCTTTACACTAACACCTGAGTCGTTGGAACCCCGAAGGCTATAGATGCCGGAGCTCTTGTTCCAACGACTTATTTTTTGGCTATTAGCGTAAACCAAAGCGTTGTTTTGCTCCTGCAACGGAAAGTACAGCGTATTTTCAGGGCCCCAAGAGGTTTTTGCCAAATTGATTTCAGCATGCCTTCCGGGGCCATTAAATTTAACCGCGACAACAACGTTTTGATTATTTTCGGCCTTTAGGTCAAGCATGAAGAGATAGGTATTTTCTCTCCGATCATCTCTGAAAATTGCAATCGGATCTGTCAGCGCTTCTGGGATTTGCTTCAAAACTCGTTTTGAAATCTCGGGATGAACATGGTGAGAAGGACTAGATTTTTTTGCTCCTGGCAGGGCACCATCAAACATGTGAGGGGTAGCCCGAAGCGTTAAGAACTTTGCCCCAATCAATTTCATTACAAGCGGAGTTTGCTTGAGCATCACCACGTTCTGAGTGGGTTTTTCTTTTAATCCATCAACAAGCTTTCCCCAAGTATCACTGTCCTCTTTCAGTTTTTGTTCCGCCGTTTTTTCTGGAGCGGAAACTGCTGCATTATCTTTCCGTCTGCCTCCGTTCTGAACCAACTCTGTTTGTTCAATGCTTCCTGAGACTGCGATCTTCGGCGCAAATTCCGCAATGCGTTCCGGAGCAATATTGGCATCTTTGGCCAGACGCACAATACTGGCCGCCTGCAGCCGAGCATACTGCCTTGCAATTCTTTCCTCTCTGTAGCCGTTGATCCCGCTTGCCATAAGGCTCTTCGTCATGCTCTCTGTCAGGTCATCGAAGGCCTGGGCATACTTTGACTTCTGAACCTGATTTACAGCCTGGTTAATTTCCTTTGTCGCCGCTTCCCTGCCTTCCTCTGTTGAAAGATCCCAATCGTTCTGGCCAACCCAGTCAGAGACAAGTTTGCGTGCCTTTTTCGCTTCGTAGGCACTGAGTTCGTCCGGATTGAATCTAAGGTGCTGAGTCAAAGCTTCTCCGAAAGGAGTTCCGGCAATATGGGCGGCGTAGTCTCCGGTAGAGATTTCAACGTCTCCGCCCGAAGCCACGGCTTTTTGAATAGCATTTCCTAGCTCAGGATTGATCTTCTTCAGGTCTTCCAGACGAACGTTTTTCTCTTGCATTGTCTGCGCAAACATTTCCCCATCTACGTAAATCGTGGGTTTGCCTGCGCTCTCTGCCTGGTTCTGAACGGCCTCGGAGACAACTCCGGGTGCAGTCTCTCGGGCAGTTATTTCCGGAGCAATCTGATTAAGGTTCTCGAAGAATTCCTGATTCCTTTGGGCGGTTTTGATCTTAGAGATGTGGCGCGTCATACCTACTGCACCGCCAGCAAGACCCAGTGCCCAAACACCTTTAATCGTCTCAATCCCGATGTCGGCCAATCTATCCATCACTTCATCCGGAGTAATGGAATCAAACTGCACATCTTTTGTGAGTTTCTTGGCGGCCTCTTCAGCAACAATGTTTGAAATTTCCTGAAGCTCTTCAACACCTACTTCGGTTGCAAGGCCTGTTGTGAAAGCCTTGGCAACATCCACAGCCGCGGCTCTGAATGTCGGCTTTTTGAGCGCTTCGATTGTCTTTTCTTTGACCTTCTGTCCGAACATCTGCTTAAAGCCGGTTATGCCAAGGAGCTTCCCTCCGAACTTCGTGAGCACAGCATCACCGATGGCTTCCAAGGAGCCATTAACAAAGCCAACCGTTCCGGACAATCTTCGGGCAACGTCATCATCAATGCCCGCCTCCCGCATATCCTTGTAAGCAAGACCGCCTTCAACTTCCTTTGAGGTTTCCATGACAGCGCCGCTCATTGTCATGAGGCCCAGTGCTCCAAGGGAAGCAGGGACAGCAACAGGTGCGCCCGCTAATGCAAGGGCACCCAAACCCAAGGCGCCTGCTCCCATACCGAGAGCAGCACCCTTAGCAGCAGTGTCTCCGCTGACGGTGAGCATCTGCCCAATCGTTTTCATGGTCGGATAGGACAGCCAAGAGTCTTTGAACTTTTCGTCCAGTGCGGCCAGAGTGTCATCGATTTCTTTTGAACGCTTTTCAAAAGCGGCGTCTTTCGTTATCTTGCCTAAGCGCAGATCCTCATACATACGGCCCTGCTCGTTCTGCAGTTCTCCAGACAAATATCCGGCTCTCCAGCCGTCAAGAGTTTTGACCTCGGGCTCATAGTCTTCATCCTCCCGCTTCCACCCGGTTTCTTCATCTGCATAAGTCAAAGACTTCGGAGGCTCTGCAGGATTGCGTGCGGCCATCTTTTCCGCAAGCTCGTTGAGAAGAATGTCCGTCTTGGTCAACGGCTTAAGGTCGTTTTTCAGAACAGGAGCTTTATCTGGATTATTCGTTATGTAGTCAGAAAGTCCGGGGGATTGCTTCAAGGTGTTGGCCGTGCGAAGTTTCTCAAGGCGGTATTTCGATCCTTCAAAATCAGAATCCACTTCTGTCGGAGAAATTCCGAGCTGGCGGGAAATATCCAAGACTTCCGCTGTGCGCCCCGGATCCTTTCCGAGAACAAATTGGGAAGCAGAATACGCGTCGCGCTCGATAATCTCGTAAGGGTTGAACGGCTTGGCGGGAGGAACTGAAACCGGATTGACCGGCTCAACGGTCGGTCCTTCAGTAGGTTCTTGAGCAACCACAGATTGGGTTGTCGGTTCTCCCGGAACTTCCATAGAACCGTCCGGAGTTTCAATTGCTTGTTCGTCTGTAATGAAAGAATTCGGCATTTACTTTTCTCCAAACGCCATGTGCAGGGCAATGAGGTTGACTGCTTTCTTTGTGACAGCAGGATTTTTGGGGTCGTTCTTAGCTTGTCTCTTGGCCTCTGCGTAAGCCCTATTCATTAGTTCTGTGGGCAAAGGAATTCCTCCAATCTTTGCGTCAATAAGCTGCGACTGTCGTTTAGTGAGGTTCTGTAATGGCGGAAGGTTGAGTTGCTGAACTCGGATTTTGTTCACTTCATTTAACCTGTCTGCTTCCGTTGCTTTTGTCCGGAATCCGGCCTGAGGCAGTGCTTCCCATTCCAGCTTCTTCTCCTGTCTGAAGTCAGCACCAGAAACGTCGTTGTAACCGAAGAAGAACCCAGGCTTTTGTCCCTCAAACACAGTGTTGACCATTGCGTTCAAAGTTTCATTACTCAAAACGTTTTTATCGGCTTGTTTGCTTCTAGCCTCATAGAGTAATTGAGCTGACAGGACAGCATTCTTTGTCTTCTTGGTGTTGAATTTTTCGTCATTGCAGCGCTGTTTGACCTTGGCTATGAAAGCCTTGTACTGCTGATCGTCAAGTTTCTCGACGTTGTACTTCAAAGTCTTGATAGTCTGCTTTGTGAGGTAACCGCGGTACTGATCAAAGTTAGTCTGCGCAAACTCTTCGGGATCTCTTCCTGCCAACTCTTCAAGGTTGCCCAGGACGGCAGGATCATCCTCAGTGCAGGGGAACTTCTGATGCTCGATTGCCCGCTGAATCTTCTCGTATCCGACGCGGTCGTTCGTCTTGATTGTTGACATGAGGGAGGCGGGGACTTCCTCACCGTTATCCACGAACTGAAAGGCCTGATTGAGGTTATCGTAGTTCGTCGCCTTCTCGAGCGCTTCCTGCTCTCTTTTGGCTCCATAAACCTTGTTTTTTACAGCGGCACGATACTTCTCAGGGACTGCATTGATGTTGTCTAAAAGCTCTCTGGCTTTGCCGTTGTCTTTCTTGAGAATTTCATCCGTGTAGCGGTTGATAGTGGCACGGTCAGAAGCCATCTGCATTGCAGACTTTAATCTCAGCCCTGCTTTCGGCCCCATCTCAGTTTTGTGCTGAGCAATGTAAGCCTTAGCCTGAGAGAGGTGGCCCGCATCGATCATGTTGCTCACTCGGAGCTCGTGGATCGGCCCCAGAACCTTGATCATATCGACAGGGGTGCCGTGAAAATCTCCGATCTGCTGAGCAATAGAACGAGCCGCCACAAGTCCGGACTTCGCAGTTTCAGGATCTGCGTCTGCGGCCTGATTAAGGGCAAGACTCAGCTGATTTTTGAGAACTGCGTCTTTGTATTCGAGCTGTTGACTCGTGACATAGGTGTTGACCTGATCATTGAGCTTCAAGCTTGAGGCCTGATAAAGTCGATCAAAGGCGCTGCGGACTCGAGCGTTTCCAGCCTGCTCCCTCAGCTTCTCATAACGCTGTTTGAAGGCATCACTGACTTCATCATTTAGGCTTCTGCCATCAGGTCGTTCAAGGGCATTGACGCCTTTGAGTCTTTCGTATCCGTTCTCCGGATTAACTCTGAGGTCTATGCGTGCATGTTCAAGCTGAGTCGATAAGTCATCCAGGCGCGTCTTATCAATTTCCAGCTGCCATTTGTCGTATGCATCCCTGAGATCTCCGGAGAGTTTATTCATTGCCTCGCCAGCGTGTCGAACCGACACCGGACTCTCTGGCGCAGTGATGATTTCAGATTGCATTCCGCCCGGCTGAGAGATCGCAACCGGGACGCCGTAGGGATTATCAACAGAAGGAAGTTTCATTGTTCCCATGTTTAGACTCCTGCTCCGCCGCTCATGCCGCCGGCGCCGCTCGTAAACAACTTGCCGATGCTTACGACGTTATCGAGATAACCGGATCCAGTTGATCCGGAGTTGGGATCCAGCGGATTGCCTTTTGCTCCGTTCGGATTCATGAGAATGCTCATGCCAGCGGCGACAGCAGACGCCCAGGGAGAGATGTTCTTGGCCTGGGCATTGAGAGCGATCGCATTGTTTGAGTAATTGACCGCCCTGCGCCGATAGCCAAAGGATTCAGCAACGGCGTTTGCAAGGATTTGATTGACCTGCATCTCTTTGGCAATGTCGTAAGAAGCCATCACTTCTGCCGTATTTCCGGTTCCGAGAGCAACACCGCTTGCCGCCTGTGCCACTCGAGTAGTGGCCTTTGTTTGTCCGGCACGAAAAGTAACCGCGGCAACTTCCTGCTGAGCTCTCTTCAAAACATCTTCGGCCGCTGTCCGGAAAGACTGCGCCTGCAGTTTTGAAATCTCGCCCTGAATTTTGTAAAGCTGCTTCTGCTGCTTAGCCTGGCGAAAGGCAAGGATCGGAGCAACAATGCCATTGACCGCATTGTGCCCCATCGAAAATCCAAGGCCGAAACTGCCCAGACCGTTTGCCGCGTCCGAAGTTATCTTAGAAAAACCAAACGAGGAACCCTGTCCCTCGTACAGAGGAACGTCAAGATCCTCGCCAGCATATTGATCGTACTTACCCATGTGCCGTTACCTCAATTTTTCTCTAAGGTAACGGCGAAGCTTCAATGTTTATGGACGTTAAGCCGAGAGATCGCAGGTCAAAGCCAGCATTGTGACGGGCAGCGGATCGAGCTGTCTCAAGCACACCTGACCGCCTCGAGTCCATGTTGAATAAAGCTGAAGGTCTATTTCATCAGATTTAAGCGCAGGAGGAGAACCGCACGGCTCGATCGTTCTTTGCTTGTATTCAACAAGGTCCTTCTTGTCGAAGCTGGGGCCTGCGAAGATTCCGGAACTTCTATTAACCCGCACTGTGATCTTGTAGACGTTCTTAACTCTCCCCATACCTCCGGACTGATCTTGGAGGATGACCGGAAGTGTTTTCACATCCGACTGATACGGCAGACCGACTTGAACGACCGAGGCCTCATGGTTGAGAGTGATCTTGCCATTTACAACCTTCTGCTGAGGCTGGACAGCACCGTCGGCCAAAATAGAAACTGTCTTTCCCTCGAGCCAATCAATTCCGGAGATCGTGGTCGTAGGCGTCCCGTTGTAGGTCGCGCCGGAATCGACAAAGAAGGCATCAGCCAAATTCTTGAAGTTTCGTGTTCTCATACGCTCAACATAGCGCTTCTGGCTTCCGTTGATTGTCCTTCTGATCACGCAGTAAAGGGCATCTTCCACGCCTTCTGAAACAGCGCAGCAGGATTCAAAAACTCCGTCTGTGTTGTGACGGTGCCAGGAGCCGACCTGTTGTTCAGGAATATACGTGAGGCCGAGCAAGTTTCCGTCGGAGGAGACAAACCACATGATGGGGTACGGAGCCTTCTGTGCCGTGGCGTCCTTGATCGTCTTGAAGTCAAAGAGGTGCTGACTTCTCAGGCACAGATCTCCGGACACAAAACCGCCTGCTTGATACTGATAGGCGAGTTCTCGGACATGGCCGTCACGGGCGGAAGCAAAAATCAGATTGTTGTTGTAAACGAGCGGCCTGACTGTCGTGGCTCCGTTGTAGCTCTGAGGTCGAGCAGAAATAGAAGACGGAGTGATCGCGTCTGAATTCTGGGGACTGATACGAATCTCAGAGCCCGTTGTCAGAAGGATCAGGTGAGACAGCGGAGAAATGTGCAGAATCTTATTGAACTCTGTAGCCGCAATTCTAAAGTTGATGCGGTCATCGTCTTTAGACGGCAGGGAGTAAGTCATATCGCTCTCTGTGCCGGAACGAGTAGCAACCACACGCTGAGGATCAGTCTTAAAACCTGCAAACCATCGGCGCTGTTCAAAGTAACCTACAGCGCTCGGATAATTTCCGGAAGAGACAACTGAGTCATATCGGCGAGGCGTGATGTCCGTCTTCGGAGCAATGTTGTCATCAATGATGGACGTGGTTTCCGAGTCTCCTAGGTAACCATAGATGCCGCCTTGATTCTTGTAGAAGCGGTAGTAACTTGCTCCGGACACGGCCGAGCATGAGATTTTGATTGTCGTACCTGTGGCATAGAGGTTGGCGGTACAAGAGACTGCTGCACTCGGTTCGCTTTCGATTGTCTTATCAGCATTGAGGCAGGAGACTTTATATTGGAACGTGTACTTGTCGGCGTTCTTATCCTCGTTGCCCGTAGTCGTTTCTCTGACAGCGGTCACGTTTGTGGGCGTGGCCAAAGTTGAAGAGAAGCTGATCGTCGCCAGTCGCCAATCGGTGTTGGAATACCTCCGGATCTCCGTCGGAGCGTAATCCTCATGCGTCACGGTGATGATGTCATTTGACTGCACATACTCAAGTTCAAAGAGATCATCTTCATCCCATGGCGTTGTGATTTCGTATGGCTGATTGCCGTTCATCAACGTTGCGCCGAAGGAATGGAATCTGGCGTATTTGTGCCCCAGCTCGATGACGAAGGTTTGCTGAGCGTTAAAGATAAACGGAATCAGCCGCACCTTCTTGCTTGAGTCTTTGACCTCACGCACAAACTCAAAGCCGGGTCTGTTTTCAATCGGGCCCTGGGGACGGCAGAGAAAATTCAGGCACGTCTCAAGGCCTGTCTGATACTTTGTATCGTCTGTTCGCCCAAACATTTCCGGAGAAATTTCACCGCCGGCAAAAGAGCGCTGAAGGACTTTAGTTGAGCCACTCATGTCCGTCCCTCCCCCAGTCATCGTAGTCACCGATAAAGTCAGGCTTATAGCTCAGATGATCTCTGTCCTGAACTGCATCCTGAGCCTGTGCTTTTAACAGTCTATCTTCGTAAAACCGCATCATCTCAGCCGCCATCTGCACACCCGTCATCCCCGGAACAACAGTGCCCGCAAGATTAGAGGCAAGGAGAAAAGCCAAGGCGTCAGAAAATACATCAGAGAACTTTTCAGGCTTAACCTCCGTGGTGATATACCTAATCCATATACGCTTCTGCTCTGCCACCAAACAGACTTGTCCGTTGATCAGCTCTCGGACGTAATGAAGAGTCTGTCGAGTTGCGTTTCCATTTTCGTCAACCGGATAGGCATAAATGATCTTCACACAGTCGGCAGGAATCGGGAACGCATAGCCGCCTCCGATCGGTTCAGCCGTCAAACGAGCAAGCTCTTTGCGCGTTGTGGCAAAGCTCCAGTTATAGGTGGCAAGGATAGTTTTTAAGGCAATGGGATAAAAGCGTCTGCAATGATCGGCCTGAGCGCTTCCCTCAGGCGGATCAATTGAGGTCACTGTCGCTCTATCTCCCAGTCGCGAGAGAGCGATATTGCAGATGTCGACAACAGAAGACATGTTTGCTCCTAAAAAAGAGGGGGCGCAAGGCCCCCAAAATGCTCGCTAGGAATAATCCTGTTTACTCGGCTGCATAGTCACCGATGCGCTTGCCTTTCGGAGAGGAGGCGCACAGGGAAATACCTGCAGTGACCTTGCAGCTCATTGCAGTGCCGGTAAAGGACAGCTTGAGGTAACGCGGACAGCCTTGCGGCAGTTTGATTGCCGTATCTGTACCGTAAGCCGTTGCTACGGTATCAGTCACAGAAGTGCTGGCAGAACCGCCGAGAACCTCGATAGAGGTCGGCAGAGCGGAACCGGAAACACTCAAGATGACGTAGAGCTCACCTTCAGAAACTCCGGCCTTGTTCAGGTCAAGAGTGTTCGTGGAAGTTCCGGAAGTCCCGGAGAGGGACTGGCCGTCACTGAACATAAGCTTGGAATCGAATCTCATCTTTTTCTCCTATTACGAAACAAGATCTTCAGTGAGGCTGATGGAATCAGACACTTCGATCGGAATGTCGAAGAACATGGTCTTGAACTGTTCGGCGGCCTCAACAACTTTGAGAACGTTTGTGCTCTTGGCGTAAGCGGCAAGTTCAAGAGCGGTATGCACTTCTTCAGCACAGAAAAGGTGAAGATTTGTGCGAAGGTCTGACGGGATACGGTTCTTTGCAACGATCAGTTTCTTGATCAGATCTTCGGAACCCATGTCGACAGCACCGTCGGAGATCGGGATGTTGCAGACACGGACCACACCGCGCCAGTCGTTAAGCGCGGCACCTGCCTGCCACTTGTAGTGGTCGCGATAGACTTCATACATGGAGCCGTCGGAGTTCATGTGAGTGCACTGGCCCTTGTCGGTGTGCTGTAAACCGATCTTGGATCCCTTCGGATAGATGCCGAAGAACTGATCCATCGACACAATAAAGATCGAAGTGACTTTCTTGGTCGTAGCTCCGGTACTCACAGCCTTAATGACATTGCGAGAGGACGGAGTTGTAGAGCTCGTGTCGTTATAACGAGCGGCAAGGCCCATGAACTTGTCCGGCTCGGCATCGATATCACCATAGAACATTGTCTTTGCCATATCGTTGCCCATACCGGCAAAGAACGGTTTCTGCTCAGACAGGCGCCAGGCTGCTGTGTTGCCGTTTACGTCAGCCAAGTCTTTATCGACTTCAGCGTACATTTCAACGTTTCCGCAGGTATCGGTGACCTGAGCGGTCGTGGATTTCTGCGGCTGAACGCCCTGATAAAGGCGGCGCCAAGTCGGTTCAGGGATGCCAGTTCGGATGGCATGAAGGTAGCCATCCGTCTTGTTGCACTCTTTCCATCTGAGGAGTTTGAGAATCGGGTCTCGTTTAGACAAGACTTCAGCGATCGGAATAATCTCACCTTTCGGGTCAAGTCTCGATGCGAGGTCAACCAGTGTTGGATATTCAGCAGCCATCGTAATTACTCCTAAAAATTAGTTCATCTTTGAGTTAGGGAAAAAAGCCCGGGCGCGCTCGGCTGTTGAGAGTTCACCCGACCTGCCGCCCTTTACGACGGCGTCATCGCTGAGTGCCTGCTGAGCGGCAAGGCACCCTTTAATGAATCCTGCATGACGATTGAGGCCGACAGACTCGAAGAACTGGCGAGTCTCAGCGTCAAAGAACTTTGCGTAAAAGCGGCTTGCGCTCTTAAGGTTGGCCGCATAGTTCGCACCGCCAATTTGAGGGTCAGCCTTGGCTTCAGCAGTCAGGGCCTGCTTGACTTGAGCAGACTGTTCCTCCGCACGCTTTGCCAAAACAGAGGTCATATTTGTGACCAGTTTCGAGTAAGCGGCCTGAGAAAGATTCAGGTCCTTGCATTCTTTCTTGAACGCCTCAATCGCTCCTTCATCGAGCTGAATGCCTTCCGGAAGTTCAATGCCTGTTTCGTCGTAACCTTTCTCTGGCGCGCCTAAAACGTCGTTGCCTTCCTTCTTTTCGGCTTCCTCTTTAGATTCGCCTTCTTCCTCGTCTGCGCCCATGCCTTCAGGTTCTTCGTCCTTAGGTTGAGGAGTTTCAGCGGAGGATTCGGGCTGTGCCGGAGGTGTCGCCTCCTGATGTGCCGGAGTAGGATCTGCAGGAGGAACGTTGCCTTCAGTTGCGGCAGCGCCTGCTTCATTGACGGTGGTTTCAGCGGTATCAGCCATTTAGTTTTTCGTTCTCCATTCTGCGAACCAGCTCGAGATTGATGCCCTTGAGTCGATTCAATATTTGCAAACCTATGTCGCGCCTAGCAGAAGCTATTGTCATCAGCGTCATGTCCTGAGACGTGACCGAGCTGTCGACGGCCGTCATGTCGAGAACCCATTGAAAGACCCTTCGGCCTTCGACTGTCTCAAGAGTTTTCTTGATGGCAATCTCCAGCTCCTTGAGTTTTTGTTTCTCTGCCTTTTCAGCCAGCTCCCGCTGTTCGATTTCGAGAAGCGGATCATCTATGTCTGTCATTGTCATTTAGGGCCCTTTAGGTTTATGGACGCTTACTGCGCTCCCTCTTCAGAGAAAGCTTCCTGCAGGCCCTGAGAGTCAGCTGCCTGCCCTAGATCTTTGAGGCTTGTCATTGCCTGCTGAAGTTGTGCGGCCTGCATCTGCGCCTGCTGTTGCTCGGCCCTTTGCTGGCGAATAAGGGCAACCTTCTGTCCTGTCACAATCAAGGACGGCGGAACACCGTTCATGTCTGCAAGCTGATCGATCGTTGCATCCACATCGAGCTTGTCCACGGCCTGAGGATTGATCTGAGCCAGCAATCCGATCTGCTGCGCTGTTCTCACAATGCCGTTTGCCGACGCGTTCTTCTGTGCCTCTGCCAGAACCGAGACATACTCAATCGAAAGTTCTCTGCCGTAGAGTTCCTCCGGAACTTCCGGGAGCATGTTGTACTCAACCATGAAGCCAAAGGCGTTTGTTACAAGCGGGTCAAGAAGCTCGGTGTGCAGGCGCTCCAACACAGGCCCGAGCATCATCACTTTTTCCTGCTCGAGGGCCTGAACTTCTGTCGCAGTGCGGTCGGTTTGATTGGCAGTTGCCGCGATCATCTGAAACACGTTGACGAAGAAGATGCGCTGAATGTCCTGCCGGGTAGATTGAATCAGGGCCAGCATTGCCTGCGGATCGGTGCGCACTTCCCACATAGAGCGGATGATCGGAGCTTCCTGCGGGTTGACGGCCACGCGGCCGCCCGGCTTGAACTGGCTCAGCTGATCTTTAAGCGTGGACGGATAGAGAATCGGCGGCCGAGTTCCGTAGTCCACCAGCTCGGCCAATCTCAGGTGCAGTCTCTGCAAGGACTTCTGGGCGCTCAAAGCTTTGGCTCCGGGACCGCGGCCATACACAGATCCGCCTGAAGTCATCCAGCGCGGACACAGTGCCGGGAAGTTTCTAAAACCCGACTCAGAGAGAACCTTGTCCTGCACGCCTTCCTGGAAATAAACGGACTGCCAGGGCATATTCTTGTTGTCTCGTTTATCCGGATTACGTTCAATGCGAGGCTCAATCGCGTGAATCACATTGAAGCGGGCAAAGGGATCTTTCTCAAACGCCTGCCGAACATCGTTGTTTACAGCCTCAAAACCCCATTGCTGGACCATTTGCTTCGCCGTGAGAGAAAGGCGGCGATACATCGTATCGACCTTCCCATAATCATCTTCAGCCAGCCAGTATTCCCCGATTGTGAGGTTCTGCAGGGAGATGAGCTGTTCCGGATGAGGCTTTACGATCGTGCATGCAGTGCCGAATACCGGAAGCTCCAAATAGCTCTGGTGAAGCGCGTTGTAGCATTCGGCTTTTGAGAAGTAGAGAAGCAATAGGTCTTGAACCTTCGTCATCCACTCTTTGACAGCGGGATTCTTATCGAGATCCGGATCCATCGTTGTGAGGCGAAGCCACGGCCTGGAAGGAGACGAGACTCCGCCGAGCAAACCCGCGGCCAAAACATCCGCGCAGTCAACGGCTTCGGCATCGAGAATCTTGCGATAACGCTTTGAGCCTTGAGTTGCATCTTCACCTGAAAAGCATCCCAAGTCCGGAAGGCAATAGTCACGAATGTCGCGCCACAGATCCTCCCAGGAACTGCGCTCCTGCTTGAGGCTCTCAAAGCGCTGATTGATAAGCTTGATATCTGCGGGCATAACTATCCCCCGATAAGCTGTTTCTTCTGCAGTTTGAAGCGATCATCCTGCGCTGCTTCACTCGCAAGAACCGTTTCACTCATTCCTTCCGGAGTGTCATCAATAACCGTGTCGCCGACATTTGCATGCTTCTTGTTTGCCATGTTGGCGTTCTGAGACTGCTGTTCTTCAGCCTGTGCCTGCTGTCGAGCGGCTTGAACCTGCGCTTTCCTTGCCTGATCTTTGGCCTTGTTCTGCATGTGGTTGTACATGCCCGCAGTTGCAACGTTGGCGGCCGCCTTCACAACGGGTTTGACCACCTTGCCCACAGCGTGGACCACAGACGATACTGCTCCCATGATCAGCCTCCCAGTAAAGAAGAACCGGTGCCAAGCGCGCCCGGGTTCAGGGGAGCCGCATTGCCGTTTGTCAGAAGCGTGGATCCCAATCCGTTGTCAATCGTGTTGTCTGCCAAAAGACCGTCAAGGTCGGCCTGCTTGCGGTTTGCTTTATTGCGGGCCTGATCTTCTTCCTGAGCCAATGCCTGCTGCTGAGCAAGCTGTTCTTTGGCGGCGGATGTTTGACGATCTCCGGCACGTTTCTGCTCATAAGCGTTCAACCCCGAAGTCACGGCACCCACTAATGTGCCCGCGATAACTGCTGCAGTCATTCCCATGATCAAAGTTCCTTAAAAAATAAAAGATGCTTTCTGCCCCGCACTCTCTTTGCGAGTGCCTTAGCCAGAGGAGAATCCTCGGGCACGTCCCATAGGAAAAACTTGGCGCCTGCCTCGATTGCTTTGCGTTCTGCCAGCACTGCCAAGCGGCCGCCGATTGATGTATTGCGATATTCCGGCGCCAGATAGATCGCATCGTTTTGCGCGAAGGTCTCGCCGCTGTGCTGGTGAGTAAAGACAAAGACCGAAGCAAACCCGATTGGCTTGCCTTGGTCTTCAACAATGAGCCCGAAGGAGTCGGTGCCTTCGCTCAGGATCTTGTAGATCGAACGATCCGGAACAGCCTTGCGGTTAGGCAAGCCCGCCTCCGACATTGCCGAGTCAATAAGCTCGCGGCAACGGTCAATGATTTCAACTAAGGACGCGTCAATGATTTTCATGAGCCCATTGTCTAGGCTCAGGCGCAGGGTTTGTGGACGGTGTTATGAGTTCCAGTACTCGACTTCAAAGGCTTCCTGGGGATCGTAGGAATCGGTCACGCCGTAAATGGCACGCTCCATACTTCGGGAAAGTTTAGGAGCCACGGGAGCGGCAAAGGTCAGAGCCAAAGCGTCTGCTAAGTCCGGAGATCGTCCGATACGTTCCTTGAGTTTGTCTTTGGCCTCGAGAATCTTAGGTCCTTTGGGTGTGTAGCCATAAGTCGGAGCGCCCAAGTCACCCTGCAGAACGGGATCCGGAGGAATCGCACCGCCTTGCTTAATCCATTGGGCCATGTGCCACCACATCTCCATGCGGCGGTTTGCAAATTGTTCTTTGTCGATGGCCTGTGCTCCGAAAGGAACCTCCACAACATCAAATCGCATCTGGCGAAGTCTGTCGATTACGCCTTGCCCTGCGCCGGAGTCAATGAATACGGCATCGGGTTTTTCTTTGGCCATTTCTACCGCAATGCGATCGGCGAGCGCCATGTTGTCAAACTTCCGGATAACGATCGGCTCAAAGGCAACGAGCCCTCTGCGCTTAAAGATGACCGAGGCATCCGATCCGAAGCGGGCAACGTCAATGCCGTAGATAAGCGGAGCGCCCATGTACTCACTCTCCCGATAGAACTTATTGGCCGCGGCCCGAATATCGTCAATCGGAATAAGACCGTTGTCCTGAGCAGCCGAGAAGTCGCAGAGAAACTCCTGCCGGTACTCGTTCTCAGACATTTCGACCTTGAGCGCTGCCAACTCCTTTTCGTCAATGACATGAGTTTGCTCAACGGAATAAAGCATCGCGATCCAGTCCGGATCACCTTTGCTCATGAGGTTCAAAGCCTGATCGTATAACTGCGAGAAGAGGTTGATACCTTTGGGAGTTCCGATGAAAGCGGCCCACCCTTTTCTGTCAGCCAGTGCCGGACGAATCACTTCTCCCCAGAGCGTAGGTTTAATCTGCGCAACCTCATCGATCACTACGCCGTCAAAGTACATGCCTCTCAAAGCATCCGGATTATCAGCACCGAAGATCCGGATCGTTGCACCGTTAGGCAAAAGGATCGAGAGCTTTTGCTCGTTGATCGAGATTGCAGGGATTTGCGATGTGTAATGCTTCAGGTATCCCCAAGCGATCTGCTCGGCCTGGTTACGGAATGGAGCAAGGTAGGCATACATGCCGCGCTCTTTGCGGTCTGTAATAGCCCGCTTGATGAGGTGGTTCACAGACAGCACGGTCTTACCTAAGCGTCGGTGAGCAACCAGTACACAGAATCGATGTGTCTCCAATTGCTTGTGAATTTCGTCCTGGGGAAAGCGGGGACGGTAGGGAATCACGACTTTCATTCTTCCTTCTCCGTCTGTTTCTTGCCGTCATCCCAAACAAATTCGATCTTGCCTTCAAGCTTGCTCTCGTTATCTTTCGAATAAGCGCCCAAGTGTTTGCCGAGCATGTCGTAGGCCTTAAGCAGAGACGGTGCATCCTTGAGGCCCATGATCACTTCGCCGTCTTCGTTCTGATAAACGGGAATCTTCTCGGATAAAGTTTCCCGGATCTCCAGGAGCTCTTCACGCCACTTCTGCACTGTGTATCCGGTCTTTTCTTCCATGATTTTTCGCCTCCTTTCGAGCTCTGAAATGACTAAAGGATTTTTAAGGAGTTGAGATCCTTGAATCGCCGCTGTTTTTGCAGAATATCCAGCGATTTTTGCCGCGTCAGTTGCAGTTTTACCCTTCATATATTCGTTGATAAACTTAAGCTGCATGCTGGAGAGTTTTTTCTTTCTGTCTTTTTTCACTTCTGTCTCCGATATGCGTGAGGAATCTTTCCCCGGATCAATCCCGTGCAAATGGCAAAGACAGTGCTCCGAGGCATTTCCATCATCCTGGCGATCTGCCTATAACTGAATGCCTCGCCGCGCAACTGCAGGACAAGATCAACTTCCCTATCGGTGTATTTCGCATGAGGCGAATCCTCACCGATCGGGACGCCCAATCGAGACACGGCAATCATGCGTTTAACGGAAGAAAAACTCGGGGAACTCACGCTTCACCAGAATGATTGCTTTGTCGATAACTTGCCGGCGCCGCATTGATTCCGGCGGCATGCTCTTTGCATCTGCGGCCGCCTGCTGCAGATACTCCGCAGCCCTTCTCGGCAGCAGTGATGCTGTCCCTAAGGTAGCCTTCGTGTTGGTCTGAATTTCATTTCTTTGGGGCATCGCTCAAAACTCCTGATAAGTCCACCCCTTACCACGCTCCGGATAAACAACGAGCATGCGGAAAGGGTACTCAGTCGCGCAGACCTTTGTCTTCACTTTCGCGTCGTCTGCGAAGAACTTGGGCGATCCCTTAACCTCATGCAGTTCAAGCTGATCTTCAGCCGTAAGCACAAGAAAATCGGGGTTATACCAACAAGTATCCTCGGCGATTTTGAGCTTTATGGACTCGAACCAGTAAGCCTTGATCCTGCCTGCGATACGTTCGGATTCTAGGTAGGCGGCATAAGCTTTCTCTGTCTCGTTCATCTGCCCGGCTTTCATTCGGCCCTTGGCAAACCCGTTCTTTTTGCCTCCGACAAAACCGCTGATCTTCTTCAAGACAATGGGGCCTGCTTTAGTTTTTGTTTTGGCCAGAAGTTCCTTGTATGCAGGATCATCCGTGCTTTTAAATCTCATCATGGACATGATTGTTGTTCCCTCCTGGGTATGGTTGTTATTTGAATTGGGTAGGCATGACAGCGCGCCGATTTCCTGAGAAGATGTCTCTGAGTGTCCGGACAGGTATATCCATCTTGCGTGATATCTCCCGCAAGGAAAGACCTGCAAGCCTGAGATCAAAGCAGTGAATCAACTCAACGTCCGTGTACTTGGCGTGCGGACTTGATTCACCTACCCGGGCAGACTTATCCGAGAGAGAAACCGTTGACGGCTTAACGCTTAGATCGGAAAAACTCCGGATATTCGCTCTTAACTCGAGCAATTGCTTCCTGTACTTGCAGCTCTCGTCATACCTTGCTTTCTCTCTTTCGAGGCTGGACGCTGTCTCGGAGAATCCTTTGAGCTTCCTTGGGCAATAGGGAATGGAATCTCCGAACAGATCCGCCTGATGGTTCGTCAGTGTCATCCATCATCTATTCCCGCAATTGATTTTCAGAAACTGTCTGAGATTCCACTAGTCCGACAAGAATGCGATCCACGCATCCTCTGAGTTTGTGGCTTGTTACACCAACTTCATGAATGTCGAGAACTCGGCCGTCAGCCCTCTGTGCAGCCATCTCTTCTAGTTTCTTAAGGGTATTTTTAGCCTCTTCAATCGAATTGAAGACAGTGTTTATGCACGCAGTTCTATTTTTTACAATGTCAATGTGTTTCATTTGTTCTTTTGCTCCAAGGAAAAATTAGTCATGCCTGAGTCCTATAAATGCCCGCACTGCGGAACTTTGACGATGTTTGTTCTTAAACTGGTTGTTAGCTCTTACCCTGAACGAAGGGAAACAGCGCCTCTGAATAATTTTTATGAGAGTCAGAGTGATGGATTGGAATACAGAGGAAACAATGGCTTGTTTCACTTCTTTCATCCCAAAAGAGTTTTCGTTACTGAGTGCTGCAGTTGTGGAAACTTGGTTTTCTGGGAAAACGGAGAGATTCAATACCCCGTTCGCAACGGAATAATCCCTGCGGAAGATATGCCCGAAGATGCCAAAGAAGTTTTTAACGAAGCTCAAGCCATCATCGCTCTTTCCCCGCGTGCAGCATGTGCCCTTCTGCGGGTCTGTCTTGAAAGAATTGTGGATTGGTACGGTGAGAACGAACACGTGGAGGGCTTCAAAAAGTCCGACAAGCTTTACAAGAAAATTGAGACAATCGGAATATCTCCGGCCTTCCAGCGGATTTGCAAAGCTTGTAGGATTGCCGGAAACGAACACGCGCATTCCGGAGAAATCGATCTTTCCGGAGAAGACTCCTTTGAGATTGCTGAGGCAATGTCCAGAATGATCAACTCCTTGGTCAACACATGGATTGCTCCGATAAGGGAGAGCGAAGAAGTTCTCAGAAAACTTGGAAAAGAATAAGGTCATAGTTCGCTCCTTAATCGTTGCGTCGCTTGTAACCATCCAATTCTCGGAAAATTTTCAACAAGCTTTGCATCGAGTTGCGAATGTCTTTCTGGGTAAGACTTAGGAAAACAATCGCTATAGATAAAAAAATCTGAGTAACTGCAATAACAATCAAAGTAACTTCCATTTGTTTTCCCCGTTGGTTGAATGTTGTTTAAACAGCCGTCTAGCGTCTCTGAGCGATTAACTCAGCGTGGGCGCGGTATCTATCGAATTGCGAGAAAAATGCTCTCCTGCGTTCAATACGCTCGTCTGTGTCACGTTCAAAAACCGAGCACCTTGTGAATGAGATTGGGTAGCATTCGATTCCGGCGCCTTTGTCCGGATGGTGGCAGTAGACGTTCATGTCTCCGAAAGAGGCCTTTGGCGGCCGCCGAATGTTTCCTGCTGGATCGATCCAGTAGCTTTCGGCAAACTTGCAGTACAGACAGCAGCCGGTCATGGACTTCTCCTTTTTAACCGAGTGGTTAATTTGGTTTCCTTACTGATCTGAAGAGCCGCTCTCACCAGTAGCCCAAACAGCACCAAATTCACAAAGACCACCGGCGCCAGCATGATCATCAGCAAAGTCCATGCAGAATCAGACATACCCCAGCCTCCTAAAAGTAAGCCTCGTCATCCTGTTGCTTCTGGATGGCGTTTCGTTTGAGTTGTTTCACATAAGCCGAGAGCGGAGACAGTTGCTCAACCGTTTTCTCCTTCAGGCTTTCTTCCGAGTTTTCAAGCATGTAGGGCTTGACTACTTGGATACGCACCCAACGTTTGATCCGGTTTCCGAGGTCATAGGCCGATTCATCACGGAACTGCTGCTTTCCTTCGATAGGGATACATGGGATGTTTGTCTTCGGAGCCAGTTCCGGAATACCTATTGCGTTGAAATACTCAGTTAAGTTTTGGATGACATAGGGGTGGTTGTAGGTCGAGTTGTAATCGTCGATCAACCGCCAGTCCCTAAGAAGGCGTTCTGCCAGGTCAATAAGATCCTTGAAGCGATGAAGTCCGGCCGTCACCGTCGGAAAATATTTGCCTTGAACGCCTTCATGGAATTCACAAACGGTGATGCCTTGGGTCAGCTGTCCGCAAAACACTGTGCACGGACAGCCATTGGCCCTGCAGGGTTGTTCAAAAACTTTTGGCTTTGACAGTGTCGAACTTAGGTGATCGTTTTCAAAGTCCAGATTTGTTTTCTTTCTAATGGTCATGGTATCTCCTGTCACAAATCTTCTCGAAGTTCTTTTGTTGGACAATCCACTCAAGGTCCGCCCGCCAGGAGCGCCCTTCTTTCTGTTTTACTTGCCCCATAAGGAAAGGAGACTTGCCTACAAATTCAAAAAAGCGTTTGAAGAAGTCGAGGCCTTCAGCTTCCGATTGAAAGCCCTGGTCTATTGCCATCTCTCTCCAACGGGCAGATAAAGCCTGCTGCCTGCGTGCGGACATCCATATCCGAACCGGAGGTAAGGTCGGAAGGCATTGGTGATAAAGCTCAATCAGCTTCTCTTGGGGACAGCGTTTCGCAACCTGTTTGGCTCTCTGTTCCGGTGTTAATTCTTTTTCTTCTGTCGGTTCTGTGAGGTTGAATTTCTCACTTTCATTCACGGCATCTTTCTGTGCGTCTGGAGAGCCGGGATCGGCTCTACGGACAAAAGTATTAATAGGTTCATTAATAGGTTCATTAATAGGTTCGTGCTTCAGTTCTGAAGTAGGTAGGTGCTTCAGTTCTGAAGTAGGTGGTGCTTCAGTAGTGAAGGTACTTAAGTTCTGAAGGTGCTTCACTTCTGAAGGTGCTTCAGTAGTGAAGGTGGTGATGTTTAAACCGTATCGGTTACTCTTTCCAGCCTGGGAAAAAACTTGGATCAGCCCTTTCTTTTGCAACGACATCAATTTTGTTGTGAGCGTGTTGCTGTTTCCGATCCTGGATTTTTTCATCAGTGCTTCTCTGGACGGATTGCATTGACACGTTTTGTCATTGTGATAATCCGCAAGCACGACAAGAAGTAAGGCTTCTCTGGGATCTTCCAAAGAATCCTGTGACAATGCCCAGCGGATCGCAGTAAAGCTCATTCTATCCCCTCATTTGAAAATATCGGGGCGAAGTTCTTTTCTGCTCACTATTCCGTTAGTGGCCTTTTCTATTGCTACACAAAGATTTATTGGTGGCAAGCGACGACCGGCCTTAATAGCTGAAAGGTTAGATTGATATAAACCCGGGACTTTCTTTGCTAAAGCGGCGGCTGCTCCACGCTTGAGTTTTAAATAAGTAGGCAAATCCATAGTTTTATCTCCGTGATAAGAATCATAGCATATCACTGTGATAATAACCAACTTATCAATGTGATAAATTTAGACAAAGGAGACTTAACTATGGCTGATGTATATGAGATCCGACACGCAAACCTCTTGAGACTAGTGGAGGAATATGGATCAATCGCTGAAATAAATGAGGCCATGGGGCGCAAACGCAATGATGCAGCCTTGTTTATTGTCAAAAACAAAGCCATCGGCAGTCGTGGCAAACCAAGACAGATTGGAACCACCTTGGCGAGAGCAATTGAGAAAGGCTTGAATCTTCAGGACGGGTGGATGGATACAAACCATTCAGGAGAACCGGAAGAAGACAAGAATCTAATCACTCTCGACAAACTCAATGTTGAGGCTGGCTGCGATTCAACTGGTGGTCCTGTTTGTACTGATGTCGCAGTCGTTGAACGAATTCAAGTCAGCCTGGAATGGTTCAAACAGAATATCTCTAGATACAGAACCACAGGACACGAACTGGTCACTGCTCGCGGAGACTCCATGGAACCGACAATCAATTCTGGTGACATCGTTGTGGTGGACGTGAAAGACACTGATGTAACCCAGGAGGGAATTTTCTGCCTCAACTATGGTGGCGGCGTGACCATCAAAAGAATCCAAGTGCTCCCGTTTGGCGTTGAGTTCATTTCAGACAACAAACTCTATAACCCGTTTGTGCTCAAGGGTCAGGAATTAGAAGCAATAAAAATTATTGGCCGCGTTGTGACGGCACTTTGTGTTAAGCGCTTCCCGAGAGGGATCTAAACAAGAACCAACCGTATCACTTAGAGTTTAATAACTTAGGAGCCTCTATTATGAGCGTAAGTCTATTGCATAAAGTTGTTGTTCACCCCATGTTTATTGGGATAGTCGGTTGTGTCCTTTTAATTCTTTCCCGAAGATTTGAAGAAAGAAAGTTCCTAAGTATCAATTGGTTTCCGCTTAGTTTGATAGGAATGTTATTAACTGGCTACTTATTTTTGGCAATAGCCGTGGCTTTTACAACCAATGTGATCTGGTTGTTCATTTGCTTTGCTGTTTTGTTTCTAGCCTTGGTAAGCACAGGGCAGACACTTATAATCGGGATTCTGTTTGTTGTGCTAAATATAACTTTCTTCTTTAATCATCAATTAATTTCTTTCATGTTTCCCCGATAAAAGGTAAAGAAGTTGTTAACTCAATGAACAAATAATGCTATCCAAACTTATTTTGCTGAGATGGTAGTAATCAATTTACAATACACTGGAAGTGGTATTGATCATTTCTTCTATTGACGTTAATTCGAATAGCAAATAGTCTAGTTAACATCAAATAATCGAATCTCAGTTTATTTACTGGAGTGTCTGACATGACGAAAAAGTTAAAGAATCGCGATTCAAAGGAAGTCAGAGATTTTAATAAAAAGGTATTTGATTTTTTTCAAAAATATGTTCCAAACCACACAGGGCTCCGCGACACGATTAACGAAAATAGTGGTGTAATTGAATCCACAAAACCCTATATGCAAAAAAATCCTCGCTTTACCTTTAGAGCGACTTCGAGTATTTCCTCATTGAATCGGAGCTGAGAATGCCTGGATGGTCCGATATTTTATCTGAAGTGAATTCCAATTTAGATGTACTTAGGAAAAAGTACATAACTGATCTTTCTAATTACACCAAAAGAAACGTAATTGTTTTCTATTCGGGGTGGCTACAAGTCCCAGAACTCCCTCCATATTCAACCCAGATATCCGATACAGACAAAACTGGATTAATGAACTGCTGTAAAGGAGCTGATAAATCGAAAGGTTTAGATCTAGTATTACATACTCCTGGCGGAAACATCGGGGCGGCTGAATCTATTATTGATTATCTCGTCTCTTTTTATGATGGTGATATTCGAGCATTCGTTCCTCAAATTGCCATGTCTGCTGGAACATTAATAGCAACAGCATGCAAAGAAATATGGATGGGGCGCCAATCGTCCATAGGTCCTGTGGATCCACAATTTGGAAATTTTTCCGCGGCAGGAGTTTTAGATCAATTTGAGATGATTCATGAAGAAATAACTAGAGACCCTAGCAGACTTCCCCTCTGGCTTCCTGTCCTGAATAAGTTCGGGCCAGATGACATAATAAAAATGAAGAGGGGAATAGAATGGTCTCAGGAAATCTTAGAAAATAACCTTCGAAATGGAATGTTCAAACATTTAAAGCCCGGGGAGCAAGAAGAAAAAATTAAGAAAGTCTCTGAGCTATTAGGTCAACCAAAAAATTCAAAAGCTCACGACAGACATATAAATCTTGAAAAGGCAAAAGCGTGTGGTCTAAATATTAAGCAACTTGAAGATGACAACATCCTTCAGGACAAACTCCTTTCCTTACATCATTTAATTTGTATAACTCTTGATTCAACAAAGATGGCAAAAATCATCGCGAGCGATTCTGGAGCAACATACCTTCTGAACCCTAGCAACACAGATAAAAATTAAACTAATTTAGTTCTCTATAGAGCCGCCTCCGAGCGGCTTTTTTGTTGCCTAAAAAAGACACATCGGGTTTTCTCTTATCGCCGAGATAATAAAATTATTATCACCGTGCTTGCTTAAAAGCTATCACGGTGATAATATTCTTACATCAATCAATCGTTCTTTAAAAGTCCTTCTGAAGATTGTCAGGAAGGAAGAGCTCCTAAAGCTGAGTAAACCGAAAAGCCAAGGAGCGACCAGGCGGCAAGTGAATTGCGCCTAAGCATGGTGATCGAAAGAAAGCCAGCGGCAGAGAGAAAGCCAAAAGGATTGGACCGTTAAAGTCGGTCGGTACAAGTAGGGGCCGTTCAGCAAAGACAGTTCACAAACATAAGCGCCTTCTTTGTCACTCACCCAAAGACGAACGATCTTTAACTTGGAGGGCGCTTCTGTTTTCTACAGGAGAGAAAAAATGCTTTTAACAGTTAAGCGCGTTGTCCCTCGAGCTTATGAGATTTACTACAAGGGTCAAAACATCATCAGCTTAATTAGACCGAAGCCTAATGACTGGCGCTTTTCCGGATTCTTCATGAAAGAACAAGACAAGGTAAACGATTTGTTATTGGCAAACGTTTTCGGCCTGAGTTTCCGGACAAAAAGACGAGCTCTCATCGAGCTAGAGGTCATTTTTGCAAGATTTGAATCGCTGCTAGCAGAGTCAATAAGTTGAGTTGTTAAATGAACAAAGAAATTTCCATCCTTTCGCAAACATATAAGGTGCTCAGCAATGCGGCTCCTCCTCAGGGCGAGACAGCCGCACGCGAGTTTTACGAAGGTCTGAAAGCTCTTGAGTACGCAGTCTGGTGCCTAGAAAACTCTCAGGAAGTTGCTATGGGTTCACCCAAACAGGTGATACGAATCTTCCCAGAGTTTTATATTGTGGAGCGGTCTGAGGAGGTACATACTTTCCTTCAAGAATTCGGACATTGGTTATCTCAGGAACCTCGAAGTACTTAAGAGAATGAGGCTCTCCGGAAAGGCTCCCTCCCTCAGTCTGCAAGCCCATCAATTTGTTTTTGCCAAGGATGTATGGCGATACCACCCGATACTGTCCATGGTAAATAAAAGACACTGCCTTTCGTGCTTTCAGCGCTTCAAGCAAAGTTTCATAAGCAAACATCTTTTCCTCCATTGGTTAATTGAGTGTTGACAAAATAATTATCCCGCGGAGGTGACGGCTCGGAAAGACGAGCACTTCAGACCATCTTCATAAGCTCCCCAGGCTTTTACCAATAACTGTTAGTTCCAGTTCAGCGTTGAGGGGAGCTTTTGAATGTGGTCTTTTTTACATAGTTTTATAGGAGAGAAAAATGATCTTATTACCGGACGAGCAAAAACAGATTTTTGACGAAGTTGTTGATGACATCTTGACGGAAAGGGGTTCTGCAAGCTGTCTCACTGATGCTCTTGCGTATGCAGAGCGTGCTGTGGTGTCCGCCCTGCTCTACGGAAAGAAAGAGGTGACCCTAGATCTTGCCCATGTTGTCTCAACCGCTGAAGCTCAGAAGGAAGTTAAAACGCTCTTCAAAGAGTATGCGTTGAATTCCATCGGTGATCTGGCAATAGAAGCGATTGATAAAGACATCTACCCGGACGTTAAAAATTAAAAGTTTCTCTCCTCTGCCCCGCCAGCTTGAGCTGGCGGGGTTTTCTTTTGGAGGCAATCATGCTGAAAAAACTTTTGACTGCGAAAAATGCAGACAGAGATAACTACTGCCTGCTCTTTGTTGCCATGGCTCTCATTCTCACTATCGTCTGTGTTGCATTAGCAGCAGACGCCATTCAACGGAGTTTCGGAATATGCGGATAACACCTCGCACATGTCCAGACCCTGGGGATCTCTGGCAACTCAGTTGGCAGGAGGAAAAACGTCAGGAGCGTTATGAAGAACTGATTGAAGAGTTCTTTTGGAAATATGTCCCCCGCTATTGCGATGAACACATCAATGAGCTTGTTGCGGCTGGTGAGGATGAACGACATCCTGAAATTGAGCCTTTGTTTGACGAATTCTTGAAGGAAAACGAATGGCAGTAATTACTGACGCAGAGCGTAAAAAACAGCGCAACCGAGAACTGAAGCGCGAGTACTACGCAAAAAACAAAGAAAAGAGGGTTGCGCAGAGCAAAGAACGGTATCGCAAAAGACGCGAAGAAGAATTAGCCCTGCGAAACGATAAAACACCAATCCTCCCGCAGACCCCTTTTTCAGCACTATTTACAGATTTTTTTATTGATAGGAATCCGAAAAAATGACTAACGAACAAAGAGCAACCTGGTTAGAGGGGCGCCGTACAGGTATCGGCGGCTCCGATGTGGCAGCCGTCCTCGGGCTGAATCCTTGGAAGACTCCGCTGGATGTTTGGAATGACAAACTCGGACTTTCTGAAGACAAGGGAATGTCCGAGCCTGCTTACTGGGGAACCGTTCTCGAAGATACGGTCGCAAAAGAATTTCAGCTGCGCACCGGCAAGAGAGTTCAAAAGGTTTCTCACCAGTTCGCCGATCCGGAAACTCCTTGGGCCATTGCAAACATCGACCGCGCAATTATCAATCCCGATATTGCCGGAAAAGTTCGTCCGCTGCTGAAGGTTGAAGAAATTGAGAAGTATGCCGACATCACGGGCGTCGAGCGCATTATTAACACGGATGTCGCTTTTGAGGCTAAGACGGCAAACGCTTTTACCGCTGACCTTTGGGGCCCTAGCCAGGAGCTCGAGATTCAGCAGAACAACCTCAGAACCGAGCATGTGATCCCGCTTTACTATGAAACTCAGATTCAATGGTACTGCGGCATTCTGAAGCTCAAAGGAATGTATCTCGCGGTTCTAATCGGAGGATCGGACTTCCGGATGTACTGGGTAGATGCTCGTCCGGATGTGTTTCAAGTGATCAAAGAAAAGTGCTCTCGCTTCTGGAATGAAAACGTTCTGAAGAAGATCCCGCCTGACCCGATAAACATTGACGACGTACTTCAGCTATATGGAAAAAGTAACGGAAAAGCTGTGGAGGCTCAGGGTGAGCTTGCTATTGATTATGGTGAGTATGCACGTATTGCTGGTGAAATTAAGGAACTTAAAAAACAGCAGGACGCGCTCAAAACCAGGATTGCAATAAGCATGAAGGACAACGAGATTCTCACGCTTGATGGTAAGAAAGTCCTCACCTACAAAACGCAAACCTCCAAACGTTTCGATTCGGATTCCTTCCGGGAAGACCACCTGGATGATTACTACGACTACCTCAAGGAATCCTCAACTCGTGTAATGAGAGTATGTGCGTAGAGAAGACTTTAATGTTTAAGTCTTGCTTCCTTAGCTAAACGTCGGTCACTTCTTGCTGAAAGGACAATTACAACTAGATCTTTGTAATTGTTTTTAGATAGGTCAGGAAACTCTTTTGACCAGAATAACGCTTCGCACTTATCAGGAGATTTGCTGTTTTTGCAATAGCGTTCCCTAACCAAGGATGGAAGAGCAAGACTATGAGCCTTGATGAGCTCTGGCATCACCTCAGCTATTGTCTTCGCATCAGAAATACCATCGTCATAGGTGCTAATGATGTTATGGACACAAAGGTACATAGCGTAGGCAGCATCCATTTCAATGCAATCTTTGTCAACCTCAGGCACATCGTCCTGAGCAGCTGACGTGGCTCCAATTGTTAGCAAGCTTATGATGAAAAACAAACACATTTTTTTCATTCTTCTTCCTTTACTGTTTATCACTTTTATTCTAGACTTTGGGACAAGTGCTCAAAACACTTGTGATAAGCGGTAGACATCCGCCCCGATAGTAGCGGCATTTTTTATGCCCGAGCGTGAGGCTAATACAAGACCCTCGCGGAAATATGCCCGCCTGACTTATCACAGGTTTTGAGCGCTTGGGCGCCATCTCAAAAATGGCGAAATTCAAAATAGTTGATAAGGAGATAGTCAATGACTACTCAGGCAAGTATGGCTTTAATGCCTATCGTTTCTGTTATTAACAATCACGTAACCGCGCTTTCTACTGATGTTGCCAAGTATTTTGGAAAGAGTCATTTCCACGTTATTCGTGACATTGAGAAACTCATAGAAAAACTTCCCTCTTCTCGAGCCTCCATTTTTGGAGCCTCGGAAGTTCAGATTGCCTCGAACCTGAAGAACGCTCCATCAAAGTTAATAAAAGCCTACAGAATGACACGGGACGGTTTTACCTTGTTGGTGATGGGCTGGACTGGTGAGAAAGCTCTTCAGTTCAAACTCGCTTGGTTGGATGCTTTCAACAGAATGGAAGAGCAACTTCACAAGCAACAAAGTTTTGCGGAGCATGACAACACGTTGATCACCAACGAACAGCAGTATGAGCTCTCCAGCCGGGTGATGCGCAAAACTCATGCCCTGTTTGGAAACAAGAACTACAGCTTTGTTTACCGAGCACTCAAGAGGCGCTTCCGCATTCCGCGCTACACCTGCCTGCTGCAAAGAGATTTTGAGGCCGCGCTTGCATTCGTTGACGGTCTAAAAGTTTCGGATTTCAACGTCCCTGATGTAAAGGAGCGAGAAGTTCCTCTACAAAATTACGTCGTTCAGTATCCGAGCTTTACGATTAGTTCTTCGGGTTCTGAGCTGCTTCCGGCTATTCCGGCAATTCCTGTCAACAAGCATTACATCACTGACAACGAGCTCCAGGCGATCAAGTCTTTGATTTACTACTTCGATGACTTGTTCAAGCCGCAAATTCAGTGGGCCTCGAAAGAAGCCTACAGGCAGGGACGCCCTGACGCCTCCCGCTTCTACGATGTTTGGCATGAGCCGATGTGGTTCATCAGCCGAATGAAACAACTAATTTCTCGTAATTCTTAATCAACCCAAGCCCCTCCAATTCGAGGGGCTTTTTCATAGGAATTAAATTATGTCTACATCTGACCAACTCGCCGCCGCTGTCGGCGCCCCTTCTGCTCCAGTCGCCAAACCAAAAACGAAAGCACCGGCTATTGTTCAGCAAGTCCTGTCTGACCAATTCAAAAAACAGCTCGCCTTGGCTGTCCCTAAGCATCTGAGCGCTGATCGCATGGCTCGGATTGCTG